TCTGGATGTAGCAGTTCTCAAGACGCTGGAGGTAGGATGTTCCACCGACACGGATAATAGAGGAGTTGTTGGGAGACTGAATGTCGCACTTAGAAAAGGAGATTGTGGATTCACCATCAAAGTCAAAGGGGATTCCACTGTTGGGGTAATCGTAGGTGTATTCGCAGTTGTCAATCAGCACACGGTTCTTCGTGGATGTGTCAAGAATAGCAACACCATTAGAGGCTGCCGAAGGGTAGAAACGACAGTTCTGGATGCCTACCGTGTGTTCCAGAGTAGAGCCGTTAGAGATGACGGCATCCAACTGGAGACCACTGAAGATGACTTGACGACTGATGAGGTCGGACACACCCGCATCCAAATCAATGAGGATAGACCCACGGATGACAACACCGAATGTGTTGTTCTGGCTGGTGGCTGAACCGTTCAACTGAATCCAACCAGCGTTCGCACCTTGGATTACAATGCTCTCGTTATAATCACCGTTCGCAATCTGGATGACGCATAGACCAGTCTTGGGGGTGATTAGGTCAGAAGTATCAATCGCCTTCTGGATGGTTGCGAAGGGCTGGAGTTTTGAACCATTGCCCGTTGTGTCATCACCATTCTTGGCTACGAACAGTTCATTGGTTGCCGTGAAGTCTAACACGGGCTTGACACTCAGACCATCCACCGTCAGAGAAGTTGTTCCCACGACATCTGTCCCCGTGATTGTTCCCGCATTGTCAATGTCAAAGGAAGCCATATCTAAGTTTGCCGTAGCCGGTTGTGTAGCCCACGCACTTCCATTGATTTGTTCCACACCATTGATTACAATTTTCGCAGTTGTAGCACCATTGAGGGAATCCACGAGCGACAAGTAGCCTTGGGCGTAGATGGTCGCATTCTGTTGTGCGACCTCTGGGTAGGTAATGCTACACACCGTGCCGTTCTCGGGTGCGAATGCTGGGTCATCCGTTTTCAATGAGAATCCACCAACGGGAGGACTGTAGGTAGTATCCACAACCACTGTCGTAGCCGTAGCAGTATTAACATTTTCAATGGCGAACCCAGCATAATCCACATTGGAAATGGCTGGATTCAGAGACCATTCAGTTGCTGGATTCACCTCACCAACATAGGAAGGTGTGGAGATGGTCGCACCGGGACTGACTTCAGACGCAGTTCCAGAGGCTGACTTGTTCCCAGACATCTCCACAAAAAGGGTCGTGTTGGCGTTCTTAGAAACCACAATATCGCTCGGACTTGTTCCAGCAATCGCAAAGAAGTTCTGGAGGAGAACACCAATGGAGAAACCGACGGTCGCACGATTGAAACCAATGGCGACGCTCTGTGTCTTGGCGGTCGCAGAGGAATTGGTGAAAGTGTTGAGGGCAAGTGCGTGGGCGGAGGCAGACGCAGACGCAATATCCACCATCGGCTGGGGGAAAGCCGATGTAGAATCAGATTCCAGTGCGGAGTTGGAAAGGCGAGTTAGAGTAGCGTTTCCGTAGAGTTGGAGGAGGGAGGAGATTGTGCGAACAGTGAGGGAGCATCTATCCATTAGGAGACGACCAGCACCGATGCTGATAAGGGCATTGGTCGTTGTCGCAGTAGAACGATGGGTTATTTTACAGTTGGTGATGTAGGTGCGTTGGTCTGCGACCGAATTGGCTACTGAGATTGCGTGAGTATCCAGCAATCCAGCACCCGTTTCAATGCGACAATCTTCTACAATGAGTGTGTGTAGGATGGAAGCAGTTGTATCACTGATTACACCTTGGAGATGGAGGTTATTGATGACGGTCTGATTGCCGAAAAGGTCGCTTGAACCGCTGGTTAGATTGACAACAATGAGACCATTCACGATTGTCCCATCAACTGCCTCTGCGGAGGCAATCGCACCTTGTAGGCATAGGTTGCCCTTGGAGATGACAAGGTTCTCCGTGTAAGTTCCCGCAGAGATGTTGATGACGGACGCAGTAGCGACCAGTTCTGCTTGAGTGATTGCCTTTGTGATAGTTGCGTAGGGGTTGTTGGCTGAACCGTTGCCCGTTGTGTCATTACCGTTTGTAGCAACGAAGAACTCTTGTGTGGGTTTGAAATTAACAAGTGGTTCAGTGTTTTCAATGGTGATTGTCCCACCCACGGTGCTTACACTGATTCCAGAACCGGCTGCGACCGTTAAAGCACCCTTTTCACTATTGACAGTGAGAACGCCGTCGTTGCTTACCACGGGGACTGTGGGGACTGTATTATCCACGAGAACGCCAGTTCCAGCCCCTACACCAGTTAGAGTTCCACCACTGGATGGTGAAGTGTTTGAGATGGTGATGGTTGTGCCTACAGTATTCACACCGATTCCAGAACCGGCTGCGACCGTTAAAGCACCCTTTTCACTATTGACAGTGAGAACGCCATCGTTATTCACCACGGGGAACACTGGGTTTGTATTATCCACCGTGATTGCCGTTCCAGCCCCTACACCGACGAGTGTGCCTCCAGTTCCGGGGATGTAAGGTTGCTTATTCACAATGCCCGTTGCTGGGTCATACGCCAACATAACTGGCTGAGAACCGGACTGGATGTTGTGGAACTTGTAGCCGTAGGCACCCGTTGTGCGGAAAACGAGTTCTTGTTCGCCCCGAATCTCTTGTGCCGTTCTCATTTCAATGGAATCGTTAATCTTAATCGCATTCTGAAGCGAGCCGGGTATGAGGTTAATGTTGTCCGTTCGCACTTCGGAGGCAGACACATAGGCAGCGTCGTCAATGGAGTAATTGACCGTTGTTGAAGGATTGTAGCACTGAAGGGCTGAGTCCATAGGGTTCTTCACATACCCCGCAAGGATGCCCGGATTGACGGGACTGATGTTGTTCCAAGTGGCGGTAGGGGGGTAGGGGATGACATTCTGATTCACTGCCGTCGCAACATAAATCTGCCCAGCATACTGAACCACGGCATCCACTGCGTAGGTTGTGTATTGAGACCATTCAGCGTATTGACTGCCCATTTCTATATTACATACCAAGATAAAAAAGAGGGGGGGAATTGCGGGTGGAGGCGGTGGAGGCTGAATCGGAAACTCCTCCCAAGCGAACCATTTCCACGACCCCCTTTTGGGTTTTTGCCTCCACTGCCTCCACTCCCCGGTTTTTTTCTCCCCCCGTGTGTAGTATGGAACAAGCCGACACCATTGAAGAGGTCAGAGAGTATCCCTTATCTGATGGGGACTTACGAGTGTTATTGGGACAGAACATCAAGATTCTTAACTATCCGCAGTTGAAGAAGTTGAAGTCTGCTGACCAGTTGTTTGATGATATGGGGCGGTGTATCCTTCTGTTTCCCAACGCCAGCCCTACGAGCGGTCATTGGACTTGTTTGATTAAGCGTCCTAACAAGATTGAGTTCTTTGACCCCTATGGGGATGCTCCAGACACGGAGCAGAAAGGTGGAATGTCAAAGAGCCGGTTGGAGATGTTGGACATTGAACGACCGGACTTAACTCGTTTGTTGAAAGCGAGCGGGATGCCGGTCTATTACAACAACCACGCATTCCAGAAAAGTAAGGCTTCTGTGGCTACTTGTGGAAGACATTGTGCCGTGAGACTGTTATATGCTCCCAAATCACTGAACCAGTATATGGCGATAATTAAGAAGAGCGGACTCTCTCCCGACGACTTTGTGTCTGGTATAACTTACGATAAACTCAAAAAATAATCTCACACCTCATCATAGAATGGCTTACCGCAGCAGTGTCCAGATGATTGGTGGAACCGCAGATGAACCCGATTATATCTACTACAACGCAGATATTGTCAATAACAAGACGGATGACATAACATTCGCCGGATTAGCAACCCCCGACCCACAGATTCGTTTCAATGAAACTCGTGATACGGCACTGGTGAAGGACTCCTCACAGTATCATTTCTCCATCATTCGTTTCACAATGAACGGTGCGAATCGTGATTTGCCCTTGTTCATCCCTAACATCCAGACGGGACAGACGGATGTCAATCGCACAACTTACTCCGTGGCTCTGTCTTACCAGCAGTCGTGGAACACGAACCTTGGTGTGATTGCCTTCAATCTGACCCCTCAGCCTACATTCGTCCAGTATCAGCCCGAGACACAGAACCCAATCCTTGCTCCGACACCCAATCCGCCATCTATCAAGCAAGACCTCAGCACTCGCTACTACTGGGTCTATACTTACCAGCATTGGCTTGACCTTGTCAATTACACCATCCTACAAGCCCAGCAGACCCTCTACACCGCCTTCCAAGCGGCTTGGGCGGCTTATCCCGGCTTGACTGACCCCTTCCCTTACTCCACCTTCGCAGCCTTCCAAGCAGTTGTCCAGACACCACAGATTCTCTTTGATGGTGAGGGCGACCCTACATTCACTATCATTGCGGACTCGGATGGCTTCGGTCAGCGTGTAGAGCCTTTCATTCCTATCCCCTATGTTGCGGGAACTGCGGGTGCTGCTACGACACCCATTGAGCGTCTGTTCTTCAACACGAATATGTATGGTCTGTTTGCGAACTTCAATAACACTTACTGGAACCGAGTGGATATTCCTACCATCACAATGGCGGGCATCACCTATCCCGGCTTCCCGAACCCAGTTCCCGAGGGCTACACGAACGAAATCATCTTCACCAACAAGTTCTACCAGAACATCGTGGATTACCGTGTGAGTCCCTACGCTGGTGTCCCCCCACTGGGTTATGTCCCGATTGCCCAGCAGAAGGTGTATTGGAAGAACACCCAAGACTACAAGTCGGCGGATTCCCTCTGGTCGCCCATCTCCAGCATTGTTTTCACCAGCACCCTTCTCCCGGTCAAGTCCGAGCAGACTGGGCAGCCAGTTGAACTGGGTCTCAGCAACTTGGGTGAGTCTTACCCCACCACTAAGTCCGCTTTCCAGCCTATCATCACTGACATTGCCCTTGACTTGGCGACTGGCTCAGCAGATGACTACCGGCAGTTCATCTTCTACGCTCCCAGTGCGGAATACCGTCTGGCGGACTTCGGCACCAGCAAGCAAGAGATTCGGAACATTGACATCCAAGTGTTCTGGAAGAACCGTCTGGACAATGAACTCTACCCGGTTTCTATGTTCAATCTGTCCTCGGTGTCCTTGAAGTTTATGTTTAGACACAAGCGAGTGGAAGGTCAGAAGAGTGGCTAAGCGAGTGGAGGGAGTGGAGGCAAAAAAGCAAAAGGGTCATAGGGGATGGTGTTCCCGGAGGGAGTTTGGGATTCAGCCTCCACCGCCTCCACCCATCCCACCCCGGTGGGATTAATTAGGGTTTCCAGTCAGAAATAATTTCGCCACTCTTGTTATAAAAGATGAGTGCCGACATTGAGAAACTCGCCGTAATGGACTCTCGCATTGTCCAGTCCCGTCCTAAGTTCGCCGTGGAGAAGGGTGCCCTTTCTCTCACCAACGCCCCTTTCAACGCCATCGCAGCCACTTCCTCCCAGCACACCTACAACATCTATGTCCCCTCTGAGAATGTTTTCGTTGATAGGAAACTGCTCTGGTCTTCCGATGTGTTTATGTCAATGGTGGTCGGTATGGCTACGCCTCCTTCGGTTGGTGATTCCATCGTTGTCCCCGGTCGTGATTTCGCCCTTGCCGCCCTCCCCCTCAACACTCTCTGCTCTACGACTTCAGCCACCATCAACGACACAACTTCCGTCATTAACTCCCAAGATGTTCTCAAGGAGGTTCTCCGTCTAACCGACTACAAGAAGAACCGTCTTGTCCGCACTTGCCCCACTATGCTGGATAAGTATCAGTCCTACGATGATGCCTTCGGTGCCGTCAATAACCCCCTTGGTGGCTATGATGGTTCTTCTGACTACGACAATGTGCCCAACGGTGCTTTCGCCAACCTTGTCTTCACTGACCCGGCGGGCAACCCCCTCGGCACTGCCTCCCCCGCCTATGTTGGTGCTGCCTACGATGCCGTCAATGGTGTCCCCGTAGTCAATGCTACTGTCCTCGGCTCCTACACTGTCTATTTCAAGTGGCGTTCCACTGAGCCCCTCGTGCTTTCTCCCTTCGTGTTCGCCGATGAGTATGAGTGGGACACTGGTCTCTTCGGCATCAACAACATCCAGTTGATTATGAACTTGCGTTCTACCCCGGAGCGTGTCATCCGCTCTTGTCGCCGTGCTGGTCGCACACTCTCCGCCATCCAGTATAACAACGGTGCGACCAATGTGTTCCAGAACTCTGTGGTGAATGTCCAGTTCCTCACTCCCTCTCTGGATGTCCCTCTGCCCCCTAAGTCAGTCGTGCCCTATATGGAGTTCCCTCGCTACATCACACAGTATCAGAACGGTGTCATCCAGCCCGGTCAGACTGGTCAGATTATCTCCCAGACCATCACGCTCCCCGCCATCCCCGACCTCCTCATCATCTACGCTAAGCCTTCCACTTACGCCAACAACGAGGGCGACTGGTATTTCCCTCTTGCGACAACTCTGGACAACATCCGCAACCCTCTGTCAGTCAATTTTGACAACTTCTCTGGTCTGCTCTCCAGTATGACTACGGAGCAGTTATACTCTATGTCCGCCAAGAACGGTCTGGATATGGACTACAACCAGTTCATCGGTCAGTTCCACACTGCCTCCGGCTCTTACCCCGGTCGCCAGCAAGGTCAGATTGTGCCCGGTGTCGGCTCCATCCTTGTGCTCAAGCCTTCTCAAGACATCACCCTCCAGAGCGGGCAAGCCCCTTCGCTCGTGGGCAACTTCACTCTCCAGTTCAATCTTACCGTGAAGAACAACTCCTCCACTGCCCAGACTCCCCAGTTGTATGTCATCACCGCCAACTCTGGGTTCTTTGAGTCTATCCGTGGTTCATCTCGTATCATCAAGGGTGTGCTCTCTGAGCAAGACATCATCTCCGCTCCTCTTGCCCCTATGGCGACTCGTGCGGAACTTGACCGTATGGTCGGTGGTCTCTCCTTCTCTGCCCTCGGCAACATCCTCTCCAAGGCGAAGTCAATCTACTCAGCCACAAAGCCAATCGTGTCGGCAGTCAAGGGTATGCTCCCCGAGGAGGGTGCGATGGGTAAGGTGAAGGGTGCTCTTGGGGCAGTAGGCTACGGCACTGGTGCTGGAACTGGTGCTGGGACTGGGGGCAAGAAGTCTCTTGCCTCACGCTTAATGTAAATCCCGGCTAAAATAAAATCGTAGGTCTTAATATAAAATGTCTGCTGCTCAGTTTTCTGGAACTCCCGCTGGTCTAACTCCTCTCCGCACTGGTGAGTCAATAATCCCCGCTGGTGCTTCTCTCTTCGCAGTTGCCGATACGGCAATCACTACGACTTCTATTGTTGTTGCTACGGCTGGTTCGGCAGCCGATGCTACTGCGTTCCTCTTCGGTGTTGGTGCTCTGATTCCCGGTGTTGGCTTCCAGATTCGCTCTAACGCCAACGCTACGGCAGATGTATCCGTCCGTTGGTTCGTCCTCCGCTATTAAACAGTGCGGCAGTGTTCATTAATTATTATCGTTATTAACCATAGAGAATGGATAATAACGCTATACCTTATAACTTTTATCACGACATTGCTGGGAACTTTGTCCAGTATATCCCGACCATCACAACGAAGTTAGAAACCAAACTGGAGACAAGACACGAGCCTACCATAAAACTCCAATCGCTAATGAGTTCGGAGAATACTCATCCTTCGCCCAATCTCCCTTTATCTTCGTTGCTCGTTGGAGGTAATGTTTCCGATGTTCATCTGCCTTCGGGTCTTTCGCAAGTGTGTAAAGAATGTGGTCGCCCAATCCCACTGCTCCAAATCGCACGAGAGACCCATCGGCATTAGGAATCATTAGTTTGTGCTTATCGTCATCACTGAATCCAAGATGTTTGTATGCTAATCCTAACTTCTTGGCTTTACGACGAGCCTCCAGCAGATAGGCTGCTGGGCTGACACCCTTGCGTTTGAGTTGATTAGCGAAACGCTTGCGTGCTCTCCATCCACCACCGGCACCACGACCTTCCAGTGCGACATTGGCTACGGCACCGATGTTGGTGATGGCTTTCGCAATCTTCCCAGTGTAGCCCGGTAGTTCAGCAATGACGGCATCCATTGGTTGTTTGACGAACTCAGTAAGTCCCGGTGTCGCAAGACCCGAGCCTTGTAGAATCGCCATAATGAAGTCTTGACAGTTGTTGTAGAAGGGGTCATAGGGGAAGAACTTATCGCCCATCTCCCGCTTCGCACCATCCAGTAGTTTGTTGATAGTGAAGCCTTCAGTTAGAGGCACCTCCATAATCTCAGTCTTGTCGGTGAATCCCTTGGCGTAGGCGACATTGATGACTTCATTCTTCTCCAGCACAAAACGAGCCAACACATCGGAATCGTTATTGACCTTCACAACAACTTCTAACCCGAGATGGAACAGTTTATCGTAGTTATACTTGGCTCGTGCTTCATTCCACTTACCACGACTGATAAAGTTAAGGGCAGTGTTGAGGAGGGACACAATGGGGTCTCTGCGAACATACGCTTGAACAATTGGTCTATTACCAACTTGAGCAAGTATAGCACGAACACTGGGGCTATAATCGCTGCGTATTCCTTGACTGACATCCTTTACTCTACGGACGACTTTTGAAACGGTGCGTTTAGTCGCAGCCCACACATCACCGAAGAACCCTTCACCATAGAGTCCATTACCGTAGAGTATCTTGCGTTCATCTTCTTTGGTTAGTTTAGTGTATCGTGTAGCATCTTCCGTTTGACGATTATCTCCACGCAGTGATGGGATTTCAGAGTCGGGAGGTGTTGCTTGTGCGACTTCACCCTTGGCTTCATCTGCGACAGTATCGGGGTCAATACCAGATGACCGGAGCATAATCTTCATCATCTTCCTTGCTCCCTTTTCTGCCGGTAATCGGATTGATTTGGGATGTTCCTTTGCGTATTTGATGCGTTCAATCGGAGCCATAAAGTCTGCGACTTCTTGGTTTAACTGAGCGAACTTCTGAGATGACATTCGGGTTGAACCTACGGGCTTCTCCAAATACTGCTTCGCTCCACCTTCCTTCTTCTCAGCAGCATACAAGGCTCTCATCTGTGCTTTGGCTCTTTCCTTGGGCAATGCTTCATTGCTATACTTCTTACCGGTCTCTTTATTGACAACCCAATACAAGTCTCGCTTAGGGGCTTTGCGTAGTTTATACGGCATTCTAATGTGGGTATTGTTTTTTTGGTGGAGGATAATTGGTGGTGGAGGGAGTGGAGGCGGTGGAGGCAAAAACGGAAAAGTCTGCTTGGGAGGGGGGGTCGTAGGAGGAGTTTGGGTTTTTGCCTCCACCGCCTCCACCTCCCGGCTTTTACTTCCCCGGATGCGTTTATTCCGGCACGAAATAATCCCGGCACCTTGTAGAAACGAATGCCCACCCAGTATGATGACCTCCGCTTTGGAACTGCCTCCGAGATTGCGAACCTTGACCTCCTCCAGACATTCCTTGAGACCACACTTGAACGCAAGGGAGGCTACGCCATCTTTGACTTTGAGAATCCCACGAAGACGGTGTTTGTTGAACTGAAGAGCCGCCGCATTGCCCACGATAAGTATCCAACGGCGATTGTGGGTGAGAACAAGGTGAAGGCGTGTGATGATGAGTGTCAGTATTGGTTCGCTTTCTGCTACACTGACGGTGTCTATGTCATCAAGTATAACAAGGAACTGTTTGACACCTTTGACCGCAATTCATCTTACTTCCGTGGTGAGCGTAGTGATTGCTACAATCGTGAGCAGTCCGTGGTCTATATCCCAGTGGAACACCTTGAGAAGTTGGAATGGGCTACTGAGTAATTTCTCCGGTCAATACAGATGCCGACTCACAGAGAACAAGTATTGAAGGAACTGGGTCTTCCAAAGACAACATCGTTGTCTCTTGAAGAATTAGCGGAGAGAACTGACCTTCCCATTGAAGCACTACAAGAAGTCTATAACAGAGGTATTGGTGCTTATAAGACAAACCCACAGAGTGTGAGAATGAAGGGGACATTCAAGAAGGGAGTTAATGCCCCGATGTCTAAGAAACTCTCTAAGGAGCAATGGGCGTTTGCGAGGGTCTATGCTTGGATTAATAAGTCCAAGGTGTTCTATAATCAAGACTCTGATATAGCCCACAAGTATAATATCGGGTAAAAAAGTCAAAAAAGCACATTAATACATATAGTAAAGACCTATTTGGTGATATTTCTTTACAATATGGGCTTTTCCCATTAAAAAATCCGGATTTTTTATATGTAATATCGCTGCGGGGAAGAATCTATATGGTTTTTAGTGATTACTAAGTGGAATTATGTTGTTTTTTGACATTATTACGGGCAAGTGTCCTCTTCTGCCTTCGTTTCTATGAGTTTCAATAGGTCAATGCTCTTGAACTCGCTGAAACTGGTGAGTTCTTCAGCACCTTCATCGCTTCCCGGCTTCTCCTTGGTGTAATGACAACACCAAGTGATGTCATCATAGGCTACAATGGAGTAATCCCCGAACTCCATCGTGGGAATCACGATACTCTTCTTATCTTTGTGGAACTTCGTGAGCCACTTCTTCTGTTCCTCCCCATCACGGAGGATGACACCAAGGCGGTTGTGTCTCCCCTTGGATACGAAGTTGTCCGTATCGTATAACTGACCAGTCCTCTTATCACGATTAATGGCGTGTGGAGATAGGGAGTAGAACTTCCCATTGACGACTGTCATCTCCATTACGAGCACGGGAGGATTCCCAGTGCTTTTCCATTCAAGATATGAGTTGGCGTAGCACAAACCCGCTTCACGACCGGGCTTGGGACGGTTCTCAATCATACCGGACTTGTATCCAGTGTATAGGACATTGCCTATCAGACTAACGACGGCACCGAGGCGTTTCTTCCCTATTGACTCGGGTTCAGTCTCACGGGTCGGTGTTGTCATCACGAACCGAAAGAGGGCATTAGAATCCACCTCGGGTCTGTTCTTCTTGATGTCTTGTAGCGTCAAAAGCACACCATACTTGAGTGTGTTCTTGAAGGGGTTGGGGACATAGGACATAACGATGGTGTTCATTGTGGCTTGTGGCTTGTAGTGGAAGGCGGTGTCTTGGATGGCGGCGGCGGGCAACTTCAAACTTTTGCCGCCGGTCTGGCTTCAAGTTTTTCTGGTGCGTCTAACTGCCGAGGTGGATTGTGGGGAACTCGGGATGAACCTTGCGGTCATCATCAAGCCCTTCAAAGAACTTGTGGTCGCCCACCATTCTGTTGTAGGTCTTGTGCTTGTAGAAGGTCAGAATCTTCACAATGGCTTCGTAGTTCGTTGTGTTGCTGAACTCCACAATGCGAGTCTTCTGGTTCCACCAATCAGACAGAAGACAGACAGAGGTCAGTCCAGATGGCTTGTTGAGTTGAAGGAGTTGCTCATCCGTCATCTCCTTGATAATCTCCTCAATGGAGTCGTTGATGTGGAATGTGTAGATGTTCAGTGGGTAGGTCATCGTTGGCTTGCTCTTAGAGATGGCTCTAACCGCCTTTCAACTTTGTGGGGCGACCCTTGTTATATAGCACAGCGATATACACAGCAAACGCTGTGTAAGCCATTATCTGCGGGTGAGGAGGCGGGCAGACCCCCCTCTCCGAAAAAGTTGATTGCCCTCTGGACGGTGGTTAGGGGTTCTTCAGTGAGACAAGAAGACACTGCCCCACTACACGACGAACAAGCAAGATGACCACTATCCGCCGCTCCGCCCGCATCGCCAACCGCTTCTACGACCTCCACCACAAGCGTGATGGAACCATTGACATCCACTTCTACGACACGCACGGGTTCCGCAACCGTGTCGGCAACACCCACGCCTACCACCCACGCCTCAACCCCGTGGGCGAGAAGACCAGCATCGTCTGGTATTTGAGGATGTTTGAGGCTGAGTGTGAGGAGTATGAGTGCGACCCCACCCTCCGCCCCTTCACCCTCAGCAACTACACCCAGAAGACCTCATCCCTCGGCTTCGGCTCGCTCACGATTGATGCCCAAGCCTACTACGATGGTGAGGGCTTCCAAGTGGTCTAAGCGAGTGGAGGGAGTGGAGGCAAAAACCCAAACTATCCCC